CGTTCGGGAACTGCGTCGTCTAGCGTCACAGCCAATGTGCCTTTCCTCAGTGGAAGGCAGCTTGGTATTCTTGCATCTCTCGCAATCACGCGAAGATGAGTCCCTACACAGGAGCGTCGTGATGACGCCCCATGGAACGCCGCGAGGCGCCCCGAAAGGAAACCCATGCTCACGGATCCGCAGACTCTCACGGTTAACTCGATTGCCAAATCTATGGCGCGTATTAACCAGGATAACAACAGTGCCGTTTATCGGCTCCGTTCCTCGACCGACGAACTTGTCCTCTCTATCAAGCATTCCGACGGAAAGATTTCCGGTGGACAGTTTGGAGAGGGACATGTGGTTAAGGTAGACTACACAGTCTTCGCGACTAGTAGTGTGCCGCAACTGCGTTTGGCCACGTGGCTTGTTATTCAGAATCCGGACGGGATGGACTTGACTGTCGTCAAGAATCACGTTCTGGCTCTGACTGCCTTCGCCACAAGTGCCAATATCGATAAGTTCCTGAACGGTGAAAGCTAAGCTTTCTTCAGGTCCTTGTTGATAGGTCAGTGTTATCACTCGCTTGCGCGAGTAGAGTCGCTAAGTTGCAGGATCCACCTCAAGCCTATAGGAGATACAGTTATGACTGCAGTTCCTGTGGGGCATGAGTTCCTCGTGGGAGCGTACAAGGCTCTTTATAGAGACATTGTACGTTGGATTCCTGAAGCGAATCGCAAGTCACTTGAGTGGGATCAAATCCAACTTGAGCGCCTTGTTTTGGACAGAGGCCAGCGGTACTTCACCATTGACCTCCCTGAGTTCGGGAAAGTTTTCGAACAATCCCTTGCTGCAGGCTCACTCCTCGATCAGTCAATACCTGGCTTTCACAAGCTAGTGACTAGTAGAGGAAACGACGCGAGACCCAGACTCTTCTGGGCGCTCATGTCGAGAGTGTTCAAATATGACGGTACTCTACGAGGTCAGCCGTGTACCCTATCAATCGGATTGATAAGACAGCTATGCTATCTCTTCAAAAAGTTGAAAGGGGAGTGCAGTGACCATTTCAAGTTCGCTGCTATTTCTGATCTCTACGCTGTCGAAGAGCATCTTCCGGAGCCTACCCTTGATTGGGAGGATCCTATTGGTGCTCTTGATTGGTTATCTCACCATAGTTTCGCCGATGGCACAGCCTGTGCTCGCGCACTTGCTGACGTCGACGGGGCATGTGGTGATATCACCAAGTGTGGAACAAGCTTTGGGCTTCACCTCCAACGAGTCTTCGACGTCGTCGGATGTGAATTCCCGTTCCTTGAAACGCACCAGATAAGAGGACGTCATGGACCAGGAGCTGTTTCAGATGGTTCCAGGAATGGAAGCAAGTATTCCTTTCCTGTTTGGCCTGCTAAGCTTCAGTCTTTGTTTCCTTACGATCAGCATGCTTCTACTAACCATATGTTGGATGGTAGCGCACCTGAGGATGGGGTCACAGTATCGAAGCTTATCTGCGTTCCAAAGACGCATAAGGGTCCGAGGCTTATTGCATCGGAACCCATTGCTAATCAATGGATACAGCAGGGACTTAAGGACTTTCTGGTCGAAGGCTTTGACAGATCCTATATCGGGTCTGCCATCGCTATATCCGATCAGACGCAAAATCAACAGATGGCGCGTATAGCGTCATTTGGTGGTTCTGCGACTATTGACCTTAGTGCCGCAAGCGACCGTCTGACATGTTACGTAGTTGAGAGGGCATTCAGGAAACGACCTGATATCCTCTCAGCTATGATGGCATGTAGAACACCATTGCTTTCGAATGCTATCGATAAGAAGCATCCGAAACTTCTTAGACTTAAGAAGTTTGCGATGATGGGCTCAGCTCTGACCTTTCCAGTGCAGTCTTTTATTTTCTTCGGTATCTCGATCGCTTCTGTCCTTTGGGTCAGAGGCCTTCAAGTGACCGTCGAGAATATTAAGAGTGTACTGTCAGAGGTAACGGTCTACGGGGACGATATCATCGTTCCTGTTGATTCGGTTCAGGTACTGGTGCAGTCTTTGACTGCACTAGCCCTCAAAGTCAACAGTGGCAAGAGTTTCTGGACTGGTAAGTTCAGAGAATCTTGCGGGACTGACTGGTATGACGGAGAGTGCGTAACTCCCTGTTATATCAGGTCCGACTTTGACCCCGCCCACCCTAGCTCCCTAAGTACAGTCGTCGAGACGTCCAACAACTTCTATCAAAAGGGGTTGTGGGAAGTCTCCGAGTACTTGACTTGTAGGATCCCCTATCGCATGCGTCTTAAGCTTGCGATCGAGGATGGGAGTGTAGCCATCAAAGGTCTTTTCAGCTATATGGGTGTCCAACTCGACCACCTGAGAAGGCGGTTTAATAAGACACTGTATCGCTGGGAGTACAAGGTTGTCAACATGGTTGCTACCCTTGAAGCTCCGAGACCTGATGGGATCGACCGTTTACGCCAGTATTTTACTGAGACACCTGATCCTACTGTGAAGTGGGATCCGCGTGTCAACGGAAGATCGGTCCCTGTTCTCAGGGAGAGGTACGCACCACTGTATAGTGGTGTATAGGAGGA